ATCCCTGCGGGCGGAGAATAAAAAAATGAAGCCATTTTGTCAATTTCCCCACTTTTTGACCTATCTTTGCTTAACTAAATGTTTAGTTGATGGCTCACGAAGTTGAGAGACTTGAAAAATTAGCACTCAAAGTTATTGCAGAGCATAACCTCGTATTCATCAACGAGGTTGCTTCTTATATGCAAATAGGCAGAGCAACTTTTTACCTGCATGAGTTGGACAAACTGAACAGTATAAAAGATGCGTTGGAACAGAACCGGATAAATGTAAAAAAGGGACTGCGCAAAAAATGGTATGAATCCGACAACGCAACTACTCAGATAGCACTTTACCGCCTCACATCAACCGATGAGGAACTTGCTAAACTCAACAGCCAGAAACTAGAGCATAGCGGCGAAGTCAAATCAGGCGTAACCGTTCACATAGTCAACGCTGAAAATCCAATCCCTGAATCAGAATCAGATGTTTCAGGTCAATGAACTATTTAGCAAGATTTACAATTCAACGGAACCGGATATAGTTCTACAGGGCGGATCATCCAGTGGAAAAACCTATGCAGCCCTTCAATACCTTTTCGTCAAATGCATCGAGATACCTGATCTGGTATGCACCGTTGTCGGTGAAGATATACCAAACTTAAAGAGGGGTGCGCTAAGGGATGCGATACGAATCATAAACACTACACCCGAAGTAAAACAATACCTATCCGGTTACAATCAGCAAGACCGGATTTTTCTGTTCAAAAACAATAGCCTGATTGAGTTCACCAGCTATGAGGATGAACAGGACGCAAAATCAGGGAAGCGGCATATACTTTTTGTTAACGAGGCAAACGGCCTACCCTGGGAGATAGTCTGGCAGTTGCGCATCCGTTCAAACCTGCCGCCTTTCAGCAAAAGGATTTACGATTACAACCCTTCCGCTACTTTTTGGGCCCATGATAAGCTGATCAACAAGCCAGGGGTGAGGCTCTTTATAACCGATCACAGGCATAACCGATTCTTGACCCAGCAGCAGCATGACGAGATAGAGGGCATTCCTGATCCTGAATCCTGGCGGGTGTATGCCCGTGGGTTGACAGGCAACATGAAGGGGCTGATCTACAAGAACTGGATTCAGACTAAGGAACAGCCTGGCAATGTCGACTCTACTATCTGGGCAATAGATTACGGTTACGGTGACAAGGTGACCAGTGGTAAGACTGCCATAATCCGTATTAAGTTCGTGAAGCCTTACACGCTGTACCTGAAAGAATGCGGTTACCTGGACGGTGGAGCTGATGAACACCTGATTAAAGAGGTTATGTCTCAGAACGGATGGCAGAATGGCCAGCCTTTCTACTCAGAACATGATCCAAACATGATCCTGGCACTCCGCAAAATAGGTATTCACGTGCTGCAAGCCCGCAAAGGGGAGCATTCCGAGTTTAACGGGATAGTTAAGATAAAGAAATTCGCTGTGTATTACGACCCTGACGAATCGCCAAACCTGCACTGGGAACGCAATCATGCTAAGTTTATGACCGTTGGAGATGAGGTGACAAAGATCGTAGAGAACACTAAAAGATACCATTTACTGGCTGCTTTGCGATATGGTGTATATACCCATTTCCAGACCGCATGAAAAAAAAGTATAAACAAAATGTCGAAAAGCAAAAAAGTAACCTATATTTGTAACCCGTATTCCTTCAATGATGAAGTTAGAAATTCGATCTCCCTTTAAGATACACAGGGATACGGTGGATAAAACCGTTTCGCTCCCGTCTGTGATTAAACTCAGAGATGGGACTTTGTTTTCTACATGGTTCCCTGAATACAGCACGTCAGGAACGTACGATACAAGGGACATTCAGGGGCAAATGAATGCATATAGCCGCTGCTCACCTGTCAATTCAATCGTTAATAAGCAATGCGACGCCCTTAAAAATGGGCGGTTTATCTTCGTCGATGATAAGGGTAATGAAAAGCTATCCGGCAATTCATACCTGGATAAGCTGATGATCCGTGCAAACCCATTGCAGACATGGAAGCAGTTCATTGGCACGGCATATGCCTTCATGAAGATTCACGGGATAGCCTATTGCCTTCCGGTCTATGGTGCATTACGCAATGAGCCGAGGTCGTTATACGTGATACCGAACTTCATGGTCACGCCTGTGTATTCGAAAAAGATATACCAGCAGACGGAGTTAACTGATATTATTACAGGGTACAAAATTACAGGCATTAGCCAGATGATCGATCCTAATGACTTGTTGATATTCCAGGATGGCGGTGTTTCGGTTGATACGATGTTTGAGCGTATGATGATCCCTCAGAGCCGCATGGTTGCCATAAAGGATTCAATCAACAGTATCATTGCCTCAACCGATGCATGGCTTACGATTGCACAACGCAAAGGCTTACCGTTGGGTATCATATCAAGCGGTGGTAAGGATGCAACATCAACTATTCCCCTCACCCCTGAACAAAAAGACGAGGTTCACCAGGAACTGAATACAAATTACGGGCTGTCAGGCAATGCTAAGAAGTTTATAATCACAGCCGCCTCGCTTAACTTCCAGTCTATTTCAGTCCCGACAAAAGACCTGATGATCATGGAAGGTGTAGAGGCTCACACCCGGATGATCTGTAACGCCTACTCCTACCCTTTCCGGTTAATGGAATACGATTCAGGGAGCAGCCTGTCAAATGGTGGCGAGGTGAAAGAGGCACGGAAGATGATGTATCAGGAGTTGATTATCCCCGATGCTGAATTTATCTGTGAACGTATCACGGAGTTCTTTGAGTTGAAGGGTGTCACGCTGAAGGTCTATTTTGATCACCTTGAGATATTCCAGAAATCGAAGGAGGAAACAGCTAGGGCATTAATGAGCCTGACTGCTGGACTTGACCGCCCATACATGAAGCAGGTCATTACTTTGGAAGAATACCGAACAGCATTAAGTGAACTATTGAACATTGATCCCGACAAACCAAATGGAAAAACATACTACACAGCCCCCGCCTCCCCTAACGCAACAGGAGAAAGCGGAACTGCTTAAAAAGAAACAAAAACAGGTAAAGGAACAGGAGATTGTTCGTAAGCCTGATCAATACATGTATGAGCTATGATACCGGACTTCACATCAAAAGAACAGGCATTTGATTGGCTAAGAGCTAATAAGGGGCTGGTTATCGCTGCAAAAAAGGCAATGGTTAAACATGCTGATGCTGTTATCTTTCAGAATTTCACGACCAATTCACACGGGCAGATCGAAAAAGCAGCAGCCAATCCTTCACTATTGACCCTTAATGAGTTCCCGGTTGACATAGTTATCAATACAACGTACATACGTGATTCACATAAGGACGTTCACATCGATGGCCTTTGGACTAAGAGCCTGAAAGAATCAAAGATCATGTATCACATTCAGGAACACCGCATGTCGTTTGATAAGGTGATTTCAGACCGGGTGAAAGCCTACACGAAAAAGGTACAATGGTCTGAACTTGGTTATCCTTTTACCGGAATGACAGAGGCATTGATCTTCAATTCAATGATTGAGGTCGAGAGAAATCCATACATGGCCGAACAATACGCAAAAGGACGGGTAAAGAATCATTCCGTAGGTATGCGATACGTGAAGATCGACATGGCTATGAATTCAGGATCGAAGTTCGATAAGGAGGAAAAGGCTGTATGGGATAAATACATTGATAAGATTGCAAACCGGGAAGAGGTTGAGGAAGATGGTTACTTTTGGGCTGTTACCGAAGCCAAAGTAATTGAAGGCTCTGCCGTTCTGATGGGCAGCAATTTTGCAACACCAACGTTAAATATTGGCTCTCCGCCTAAATCACTCAATGCAGCCGATGAGTTCACTGCACCTGAGCCGATGGACTGGGCAAAGATAGCCGAGGCAATTAAACATAATAAAAACTAACGAACATGAAAAGACTGATCTTATTTCTTGCTGTTTTGATGTTTGCGTTTACTATGCAGGCTCAACAGCGATTGAATTTCACCCCTGCTACTAATGATTCGATTGTCGGGGCGGCAACTAAATACTGCACCCTTACCAATCCTATCACTCAAAAGTGGAGCGGTTGCATTGAGGTGTACATTACCCCTTCCATTTCATCCAGCGATTCAACGCATGTATGGATTGAAGGATCGCAGAACGGTTCAACCTGGTATAAGCTGACAGCATTACCTGCACCTGATCTCAATGTAGGAACTTACTATTCATCTAATGCGAGTACATTGGCATCCGGGTATGCCTATAAGGGTCGGATGGGAACCTCTGCCGCTGGTTGGATGTGGACTACAGATGATTACATTTTTTGGCCTTATCTACGTGTAGCGGTTCAACACTTCAAGGCTGCAACGTCTGTTAAGATTACCAGGGCTGCAATTTATCTCAAAAAGTAACTAACACAAAAAACGAATAACGATGAAAAAGCGTAAAGAAAATACCGTGAAAATGCTGCGGATGCTGGCCTTTGTTTGCCTGGGATTGATTGCAGCTATTGCATTTTTGACCGACTACCAGACAGCAACCGGAGTAACTATGGCTTTTGCCCTGGTGATTGGTTCTGTTACCCTTGAAGGCAAAGAGGAAGCTATCTACCTGGCATTGAAAGAAACCATTGCAACGGAACAGGAAAAGTTTTCAAAGGGTTATATTACCGAGGCTAAGATGCTGGAAACCATTACCGAAAAGGTGAAGGGACTAAATGTCAATCTTGCGGATAATGACGAGTTCAAACAGTTGAAAAAAGCCCTTGAAGATATGGGTATTACCGTTAAGAAGATGACCGAAAATAACCGCATCACACCCAAGTCAATCCGTGAGCAGATCAAAGAACAGATCATTGCCCGTAAGGATGAGTTTGAACAGT